GCTGCTACCTCCAGGACCTGATGAGCTGACGCATCGAGCCCCTTCGCCAGAGGGGGCTCCGTGAGGCAGCTCGCCTCAACACCAAACCTCAATACATAGGAGTTTCACCATGATCTCGAACGCCGTCTCCTTCGCCCTGTCCCTGAACGACTCCACCACCCAGATCGCTGTGCTGAAAGGTCTGGCCAACACCGTCCTCTTCCGCGGTGTGAACGCCGAGCGCGGCGCGCTGGCTCTGGAGCGTCGCCTGGAGCGTACCGCCGGCGGCACGCTGGATCAGCGCAACCACCTCGACGAGACCTCCCGCTCGGACGAGGATCTGGACAACGACAGCGATGCCACTCGCGCACGCGAGGCGCACCGCCGGGCTGAGCAGTTCTTCGACCTGCACAAGGCCCTGGCCGGCATGACGCTGCTGAACGGCCTGTCGAGCTTCGATCGTGCCGACACGATCGACAGCACGCTGGCCCGCATGCAGAAGAACAGCCTGAAGGTCGATGAATCGGCCCTGGCGATGATCGCTGAAGCGCTGTCCGTGCCGCTGGAACTGGTGATGGAGCACCGCACCAAGCAGCTGATGAGTGAGGCCGAGCAGCTGAAGGCTGACGCCCCCTCGATCAAGGCCGCCTACGAGGCTGCCCCTGACAAGAGCGACGCGGAGGACGTGTTCGAGGACTTCGACACGCTCACCAAGTACTCCACCTGGGTGGCTACCTACGCCAGCGTGAAACGCCAGGCTGACTACGCGGCCGAGCGCTCCATGCGGTTCGTCAACCTGAACGCTCTGGCTGACGCCAAGCTGCTGAAGGCCACGGCTGGGGAGCTGTTCGAGGCTGCCAAGGCCTTCGAAGAAGCTCACTTCGAGGAGCTGATGGCAGCGCGCGACGAAGGTCGCAGCTTCCGCACACTCGACGACGCTCGCCGCGGTCGCTGATGAGCAGGGTGGGGCCCCTCTGGGGGCTCCGCCCTGTTTTTCTGACCTTGGGAGGCACGTGGGCATCCCTTCTCTTGAAGTCGCTGGAGCCTTGAATGCCCTTGAGAGCCTCTAAAAGGCCCTAGGAGCGTTTCTGAGCCCTGGATAAGGGAATCACCCTAGCTCGACCCAAAAACGCCGCTATGGACCTTCTGGAGGCTCCTGGAGGCATCCCCACCCAAACAGAGAGGTGCCACGGCTATGCTCGCGTCAGGTTTCATCGTTTTCTTGGGAATCTTTCTCATCTTCCTCAAACTCCCGAGGAAGACAGCCCTGCAATGGCTCGGCAAGCCCCTTGCCTTGGACATCGCCGCCACCGCGCTGACGGCAGCGATGCACTGGGGCACCTTCTCCGGAATGATGGCCGCGGCAGTAGCTGGTCTGCTCTGCAGCGCCTTCTCAGGCATGGCTCGGTTCGCTTTCGGCTGGATCGAGTCAGGCACCTACCACCCCGGTCGGATCTTCGACCTCACACGCAGTCTATAAAGGAAAACACACATGTACTACGACACCCTCAAAGGCAGTGGCCTCAAGGCCGTCCTCCGCTCCACCTGCGGCACCGCCATGGCCAAGTTCATCGGCAACGCCACGGTCGTCCTGGACCAGGGCGAACGTGCTGAACAGGCGCAAGAAGCCCTGGCTGAGCACAAGGCCATGTACACCAAGGCGCATGCTGAGCTGATGAAGCACGTCCCGAGCGAGTTCGACCTGCCGAACACGTTCGAGGAAACGATCGACTTCCTGATCCGCGGCAAAGAGATCAAACAGGCTGACATCGATCGCCTGGTCAATGCTGGCGTCAGCGAAGACGAAGCACGGCGTGTGCTGGGGCAAGGTTCGACCACCAACGCCAGGCTGCAGGGCCTGCGTGGGCAGATCATCGAGCTGTGGGAGACCACTGAGCCTGCTGAAGAGCCTTCTCTGTCGGTCCGCGTCTACTACAACTACGCCGTGCGGGCTGCCCGCGCACTGCTGCAGGCCCGCGAGCGCGTCATCCGGATGATCGGACTGAAGAAGCGTGTCCCGGCGCAGGTGCTGCCTGACATCCTGGCCTCGACCACTGCGCTCATCAACTGGGCGCAGGAGTTTGAGCAAGACGAGGAAGTCCAGCAGTGGATGGAGGAACAGGATGGGCGCGGCTACCCGGTGGAGCGGGTGGCTGACCAGTTCCCGAGCTGATCCCTGAATGAGGGCGGCGTGAAAACGCGCCGCCCTCTCGCGCAGACCTAGCAAACGCAGTTTGTAGCACTTGTTACGCTGTGCGAACTTCAGCTTTTAGAAAAACCGGTTTTTTTCTGAAACCAGCACTGTGAATTTCTGTAAAACGATATGCTTTGCTAGATAAAAAAACAATTTCTCTCTCTCGATCCTCAATACCTCTTCTCTCTACTACAACTACTACATACCATACATATATATAAGAGCTTTTAATAGGAAGTAATCAAATCAAGGACTTAGAGAGGGTCGAATCTAGCAAAAGTATGTAGCACTGTAGCAGATCGGCCTGCTACAATCTAAATTTGCATAGAACTCACCTCAACACCCCTACTGCGAGTAGGGCCAAACCCTGGACGTAGTCATTCGCTATACATTGCATAGATTTGTTGCACTTAATTTCGCGAATGTAAGCTTTGTAGCAGACTGTAGCACTTCTACTGCTACACACCTTTGCTAGAAAAACACCCCCTCAACCCACGGAGAAACCATATGGATTACACCCAAGGAGAGCAAGCAATGGCCTGGGCCAGCTTGCGGTCCATGCTCGGACGCCGCACCGCCGTTGGTAGTGCCCGTCACCTCAAACTGATCCGTCTCACCCCTGGCAAGCAATACGCCCTGGAGTGGCGGATCGAAGCAGCGCATCGTGTCCAGGCAGGCAGGCAACTCCTGTCACAAGGCGCAGTATCCCGCCTGGCCGACCACCTGCCTGACGATCGCACTGGCTTGGCGGAAGGCCTGATCTACCGAACCTTCCGTTATCCGGACCGCCAGATCAAGCGGGCGAAAGAGGAACGGATCGAAGTGGACATCGTGCCTATTCTCTGGCACTTGCCAGCCCACTTGACCAACGTGCTCGCGGCTGAAATCCTCGCCAACCCCGGCTTTGACGAGGTCGAGCTGGAGCGTTGGCTGGACAAGTACCAGATCGATCGGACGCAACCGCTGCCCGACCTGAAACACATGACCCGCGCGCAAGCTAAAGTCTGATAATCCCTCGGATTATTAATTGGATTAATAATTCGATTAATAATTCGAGGCCCCATGCAATTCTTAGCACTCAGTACTTAGTGCAAAGTTCAAAGTACCGGGCGTTCGCCCGCACCCACGCCTGACATCCCCACGAGGCCCCGCCATGACCATTGAAGACCTGATCGGGAATTTGATCTATGCGCGTAGCGGCTGGGGGGATTGGGCCAAGGGGGCGCGCGTGGTCGAGGTGATGGAGGCGGCGCAGCTGAGCCTCGCCGAGAGCCCCAGGTACACCTCCCAGCTGTGGCGGCAGCTCGTCAAGGACCAGCGCACGTGGCTGACCGCGAGCTTGATCGAGGTCATCGACGGTGAGTACCAGAGGGACTTGTGGGGATGGTTCAAAGGCCTGGACTTGATGCGTGCAACCCACGAACCTAGAACCTAGTACTGAGTACGGAGTAAACGATGAACACCCCCGACACACCCAAGACCATGCCCACTGAGACGCCCACGCCACAAGAGGCGAGGAGCGTTGAGGCCTTGCGAACGGTCGTGACGACGCTGGCGCAAGCGCTCACGGCCTCGGCCGGTGCCGGCCCTGCCTCCACCATGGCGTACCGCGTGGAGCGACGGCGCCTCATCGACGCAGCGGTCAGCATGCTGCAGGTGCTGAGGGGGCAGGCGTGAGCGAGCCCTCACCACTGACCACACTCGCGCTCGACGTGCTCATGGCGCGCGGGGTGCAGCCCCACGTCGTGAGCGACATGTGGATGACGCGCGAGGTGCCGGCGTGGCTGACCGACCCCGTGATGATCGGCGCACTGGCGCGCCTGACACCGCGTGCGGGTAGCTCCGAGGGGCAGCTGCGGGCGAGAGCCCGGGCGCTCTTAAGAACGCGGGGTGATCGCGGCTGGGGCGGCTTCATCGAGGTGATGATGAACCCCAGCAGGGCGCCAGATAGCAGCTACTGGCTGAGGAGGCTGCGCAACGAGTGGCCACCGGCGTTGCTGCGCTGGCCCGAGGAGCGCGTCAAGGCCTTGACGTTTCTGATGCGCGAGCAGCCCGAGCTGGGGCCGTCCAACGCTGTGGCGCTCTTCGAGATCGTCGAGACCAACGAGGAGCTGACGCTCGCCCGCTGGCTGACCGGTCGCACCTGGGCCAAGGGCACACGCATGATTGAGGTGATGGAGGCCGCGCACCTGACCTACAAGGGCAGTCCGCGCCACACCTCAGAGCTGTGGCACATGCTGCGCAAGGACAAGCGGGTCTGGCTGACCCGGGATGACCTCACCGCGATCGACAAGGACTATGCGCGAGACGCACTGGCCTGGTTCACCGCGCTCGATCGCCTACGGAGATACCGAACATGAACACTGCACTGGAAGCCATTATCGAGGGACTGCAAGCCGTGCTGGCCGGTGAACGCACCCCGGAGCAGGCGGCGCTCGTCATGAAGAACGCGGCCATGCTGCTTGCAGATCTAAGCACTCAGCACTGAGTACGAGGTACGACGAGATGAGCGAGCTGACCAAGAGCTGGCTGACCGCCAAGCGCGGCACCGCCTGACTCAGGCGCATGTGGACTATTTGGTGAAACGGAGGATGGGGGAATGGTGGAAATCGCTGCGGATGCTGCGCATGTACGGGACGGTACGAGCGGACTGATCCCCAAGGACTGGCTGGGCGTCCTCCCGAGCCATGCCCGGCGGGATGAGGTGCGCACCTTCACCGCCATCGGCGGCTACTACGAGGCCATCGGTGCGTTCGGTTACCTCGACGACGACCCTGACAACCGCGACGCGGTGGTCGGCGAGCTCGCCATACGCCTGGGCGTGAAGCCCTGGGAGATGGGGCACTTCCGGCACCGGTACACCAACGGCGTCGAGACACCTGACCTGATTGACCTGCGGACGCTCGCCCGGCTGGGCGCCGTCTGCAATGAAGCGGAGCTGCTGTCATGGTTTCTGACGAAAGATGGGGTCGGTGGCGGCGTTGGATGAGCCCGCGCATCGCGGCGGACGACGCCATGGCGAAGACCTTCACCGCCACGTTCCGCATCAACGGACCCGTGCGCGACCTCATCCATCCTGACCCCCGGTCAGTGATGCTCGGTGAGATCATCCTCGAGATGCCTGAGATCGACGAGTTCAACCTCAACGCGATCCGGCGGGACATTCTCCACGCTCTGCCGGATGAGCGCCTCGACGAGCTCCACGCTCTGGTGAAGCTCGGTGCGTTCTCCAATCTTGACAGGATGCTTCTATGGATCTCAGCTTCCGTCATGAAAACCTCCTGAACGCGGCCTCCCGCGTTCGCTGCGGGGCCACGGCCCGCACCGTGCTGACCGGCTGGCAACCAACCTTCCCGTCCTTCTGGCACTACCTCGGTGCCATGCTGCGTGTACCAATGCTCAGCAGCAAGTACGATCCCATCAACTTCCTGGATGAGGTCATCAAGATCTGGAGGAGCTATGGCGACCGCGGCTGGGCCGATCTGGCCCAGTACGCCTTCGAGCGTAGCGACGATGGGGTCTACTTCGCCATGCAGGCGTGGCTGCTCCACAACCGCGCAGCCTGGCCAAGCACCATCCTGCAGTGGCCCGAGCGGACCATCAGGGACGCCATCGCCATGCACAAGGTGCTCGGCCTTCCTCACACCATCCATGACTGCCTTCACGCCGTCTGGCCGCTCTTGCGCAAGGACGAGAAGGAGGTGGCTGTCATGTTGGGTGGTGATCCCTCACAGTCCATGTACTCGGTACTGAGTACCTGGGGTCAGTTCCCCCACACGTTGCCGCCCTCGACGGCGGGCAATCTGTGGAAGGAGTTCATGACTGCCTACCGGCGCAAGCGCCGGCCTCTCACCCACAACCCGGTGTCCTTGATCGGCAAGGACCCCTACATCGTCGCATTGCGGCTGGAGCGCGGGGAGTTCTGACATGACTGAGATGGAGCTGCTGCACGACCTGCTCTACTACCGCGTGAAGGACTACGAGGTCCGGAAGCGACGGGATCCGGGGAACTTCGTCGTGCCGCACGGCCGTACAACCATGGAGTTCCTGGGCGCCATCGCCCGGGTGGCCCGACGCAAGCAGACCATCCACGATGTCTACGACCAGGCGGAGTTCGTCCTGCGCTGCTACGGCGACCGCGGCTGGTCGCGATTCGTCGTGGATCCCGAGTTCGGGGCGTTCTTCCAGACCCAGTTCTACTGGCCCCAATACCTCTCTGAGTGGGCTGAGCAGGACATCGTCGACACCATCGCGCTCGCCAAGCTCGAGGGCATGACGGCGGAGCCGCATGCCTACTTCCGCATGACTGACAAGGCGTTCAACGATGCCGAGCGCCGTCTGCTGGGGTGGCTGGGCGCGAACGAGAAGTCGATGAAGCTCTACGCGCTGGCCAACTGGTGGCGCGGCAACCGGGTGCCGTTCAACCCCCAGGGCACGAGCCACTTCCTGTACGCATGGAACACGCTCATGGGCTTCCCTGAGAAGACGGACCCAGACGTGTTCAGGACGATCAGTCACCTCGACATCGAGGGGCTGCAGGACTATCGCATGTCGCTCATCAATGGCAGCCGGAGGACTCTGGCTGGCAATTAGGAGAAACCCCAATGGCTGTGACCCAGGAGATGCTCGAGAAGCTGCTGACCTGCGTGCGCGAGCCTGAGCGGACGCTGGTGTGCAAAGAGTTCAAGAGCTACGCGCAGGGGTGGACGGGCATCATCCTGGCATGGTCGATGTCTGACTACCCCATCGAGTACCAGCACTTCCGCCGGCTCTGCAGCTCGAACTTCTTCGAGCGGCGCAAGAGCGACGAGGACTTCTGCGAGATCCTCGCCCGCGCCATGGCGCTCGATGCCAACTTTACCTCCATCAGCAACTTGGCCAAGTCCGGCGCTGGCCTCAATGACGACCGCGTCCGGTACACCCTCGGCCTGCTCAAATTACAGGCATTCCCCACACGCTCGCACCTGAAGCGCTTCATGGAGAAGGAGCATGAACATCAGCTTGCTGAAGCGCGCGCTCTACTACATGACGCGCGAGTCCCAGCAGCACGCCTTGAAGATGGCGGGCGCGCTGACTGAGGGCGAGCAGATCTGTATCGGGCTGAAGGCGATGCTCAGCCTGTCGCCCGTCGGCATCTGTACGCTGCGGACATGGATCGCCGATGGCACCTCAGTGTCCTGGGGATACGAGAGCCTGTACCAGCAGTTCCGCGACGATCCGATCTTCGAGTTGGCGGATTTTTTCGGGTGGATTGTGAGGAAGGGCGTCGACCCTGATGATTTCGCTCGCAGCTGCCGGCTGCTCGACATCAAGGAGTGCAAGTACACCTACCCGTACCTGAAGGACTTGCCGGACAACCCTGTGCTACTATCCCGCTCCCAGGACTGACGAACATGCTCACTCGAAAACAGATGAATCTGCTTCTGCAGCAGGCTATCCACGCCCAGGCCTACCAGTTCTGGATCCAGGCCAAGGAGGAAGGGGCGACGTGGCAGGAGATGCGCGTGGCCAGCCTCGTGGTGGCGTGCTTCAAGACGCCAGTGAGCATCTTCACCTCTGGTTTTCGGGACATCGTCGATCGAGTCACAAAAGGGCCGACACCCCGGGACACCCGGCTCATGCCTACGCTCGAGCTGCTCTGGGACTCCCTCGCGGGCGGCAAGGTGGCTGTCCATCGCTCGCGGCAAGCCGTGCGCATCATGATGGACCAGCCGCCGAGTCTGCACGAGGACATGTGCAAGCTGGCAAAGCTGGCAAACCTCAACATCGTTCAGGTGGCAGACAAATGCTCCGACTTCGCATTAACACAGCTCTCATCCGCCAGCTCCGACTTGAAACAGGTCTGTCGAGGGTCAAGGCAGTCGAGCAATCAGGTATCCGTTACGAGACCCTGAAGAAGCTCGAGGAGGAGCGCGAGTACCAAGCTACGCTCAACACCCTCACCCGCATCGCCAACTTCTACAAGGTCGAGCCAATCGACCTTCTGATCCAACACGAGGACTGACATGCACATCTGGACCGTCGCTGCCTCTGACGGCACGCCCTTCGCCAAGAAGTACTGGCTCTCCCCGACGGGCAGCCTGAAGAACGAGCAGTACCCGCACGTGCTCCAGATGAGCAGCCAGAAGCACACCGTCAACACCTTGGCGGACCTGCATGGTCTGGTCATGTCCGTCGCCACTCAGGGCGCCGCCCTGGTCAAAGGTGAGCTGCTGCGCGATCTCGTGGACGAGAAACGCGCCGGCGCCACCTCCCCTTCCACCCTCACGCAGTGGGTCTGTCTGGACTTCGACGGGTTCCTCGTCCAGGGCCAGACCCCCACCGTCGACCAGGCGCTGCAGCTGCTGGGTCTGGGCGATGTCTCCTACGTCCTCCAGTACAGCTCGAGCGCCAGCCTGCCGCAGTGCCCCGGCCTGCGCTGTCACGTGTTCATGCTGCTGGAGGGAGCCATCACCCCGTCGCAGCTGAAGGTCTGGCTCGAGCACTGCAACTACTCGGTGCCAGAACTGGCCAACGATCTGGAGCTGGCCGGCAGCCGTGTGGCTCTGCGCTACCCGCTGGACATCACCACCTGCCAGAACGACAAGCTCCTCTACGTGGCGCCGCCGGTCCTGACCTCCGGCCTGACCGATCCGTACCCGGGCGCGGCCCGCGTGCAGCTGGTCACCCGCCCGCTGGACTGCATCCCGCTCTCCCGCGTGCTGGCTGACGCACAGCTGGTCATGGAGACCCGGCGCAAGACGATCGACGAGCTGCGCAAGAAGCTGGGCCTCGGCAAGGTGAAGGGGACCATCCAGTATCTGCCCTCCGGGGACGAGATGCTGACCGGCATCCCCGCGGGTACCATGACCATCACCGGGCTGAAGTCCGAGCGTGGCTTCACCTACATGAACCTGAACGGCGGCGACAGCTGGGGGTACTTCCACCCGGACGACGACTTCAAGTTCCTCTACAACTTCAAGGGTGAGCCGGTCTACTCCATCAAGGACGCGCTGCCCTCCTACTACGCCGAGAAGCAGGCGCAGCTGGAGCAGGCCTCGATCGAGATGGGCGAGCCCGTTCCCTTCGTGGTCGCTGATGGCGCCGGCAAGTATGTCTACGGCCGCTACCACCCGGACATCGGCGTGGTCGGCCAGTGGAACACCGCCACGTCGCTCCGGATGGTTGAGGACTACTTCACCGCTCTGGAGGTGGATCCGCCCGAGGTCATCCGGACTTGCCGGCCGGTCTACGACCCGACCACCCACTCAGTCATCGACTACGAGGCCGAGACGCTGAACAAGTTCGTGCCCTCACCTTTCATGAAGATGACGGGCACGGAGACGCGGACTCATCAGGAAGGAGCCCAGTACCTAGTACAGAGTACCTCGTTGCAGTGGATCGGACGGCTGATCAAGCACGCCATGTCGGACGACCAGACCGCCATCGAGTACTTCCTGAACTGGGTGGCGCACATCTTCAAGAACCGGACCAAGGCGGGCACCGCCTGGATCTTGACGGGTGTGCAGGGCTCCGGAAAGACCGTGCTCTTCGAGCAGGTGCTGAAACCCCTGCTCGGTGAGCAGAACGCGCTGCTCCTGTCGCTCGAGACGTTGGCCGAGAAGTTCAACTCCTACCAGTCGGAGAGCCTGCTGGTGGTGGTGGATGAGGTGAACGTGCGCGAGCACAAGGGCAGGGACCAGCTGAACAACAAGCTGAAGATGCTCGTGACGGGCGACACCGCACCCGTGCGCTCCATGCGCAAGGAGGCGGTGCAGTCCCGCAGCTGGAACAGCTTCATCCTCATCTCCAACTCGAAGTACCCGATCGATGTCGAGCAGGGTGACCGGCGCTACAACATGCCGGCCTACCAGGCGAACAAGCTGGATCCCAGCTGGGTCGACACGAAGGCCATCGCAGCGGAGCTGCAGGCCTTCGCCAACCTGCTCATCTCGATCAAGGTGGATGAGGATCGGGTCCGCTTCCCGATGGCGTCGGCGCAGAAGGCAAGCGCGCAGCAGGTCAGTCTGACTGACCGCGAGCGTGTGGCCGATGTGCTGAAGTCGGGCGACCTGATGCCGCTGGCCAAGCTCATGCCCAACGCCGACGAGTCGCTGGACATGTTCGACCTGCAGCGGCTGAAGCTGGCGGCGCACATCTTCAAGCGGGTCTGTCTCGACGAGATCTCGCCGGACAAGATCAGCACCAACGAGATCAGGGTCCTGTACGAGTACCTGCTCGGTAAGCAGATGGCCAGCGAGTTCAAGCGCGTGGCCTGGCTCGACGAGATGGGCCTGGAGGTCAAGAACGTGCGCATCGGCGACAAGGTGGTGCGCGGCTTGACGATCCCTTCCAAAACCCTGACTCCTGAGCAGAAGGATGAGGTCAGGGATCTGATCAAGGACTTCCTGTGAAGCAACTTCTCATCTCCTGCGCAGCCGAGTTGATTCGGCTGCGAACCACCAATCATCAACTGTTGGAGGCGATCAGTGTCGCGCTTCAAGACCAGCACGTCGCGGTACCCGAAGTTCCAGTGGCGGACCAGCCCGCACATCGTGATGAAGTACATCAAGGCGTTGCGTTTCTCATCGATCCTCGATGAGCACGTGCTGGGCATCAACCCGGCTCTGCTGATCCACCGCGAGGTGTTCGCTGATGAGCTGGAGCGACAGCATCGCCACAACACGAAAGGCAACGAGCTGACGGTGGCTGTCTACACCGACGGCGTTGACGCTCCGCAAGGAGCACCCCACCCCGGCGTCACCATTCGACGCCAAGTCCACGAGGAAATCTCCCATGAGTGAAACCAACACCTCCACCGCCGCCTTCCTGAAGCAGGAATACGAGCGCAAACCGGTCGACGAGCTGCTGCAGATCTTCTACCGCGCCAACGAAGTCGCCAACGACGACGTGTTCGAGCTGGTGCAGGACATCCTGCTGGAGCGCGGCGGCAAGGCTGTGAAGGCCAAGGTCGCCACGCAGTTCCTGACCGACCTCGTGAACGAGGTCACCTCCTCGATGTCGGAAGAGTGATCATGGCAGCCGCTTCAATCAACTTGCAGCGGCTGCTCCAGGAGGCCTTCGAGGCCTCCTCCATCGAGCAGTTGCTGCGCGACCTGGCCGTTGCCGAAGGCAACATCGACCCTACCGAGTTCGTCATCAATGAGCTGCTGCGACGCGGAAACCAGCTGCTGTACGAAGAGCAGCGCGGGAAGTTCTGGAACAAGTCCCTCGACGACATCCGAGAGGCCCGAAATACCGCTGTATCTCCGGCACAGTGGCGGGCACTGCAGCGTGTTCTCGAGGAGCGAGAGCGGGGCGAGCTGGGTCAGGCTGATCGAGGACCTGACGCACGTCCTGCTGATGCTGGCCGCGGCCGGCCTGAGTGTCCTGTTCATGACGAGGATTGCTGAATGGCTATCGTGAAAGTGAAATCGGGGCTGGTCACGCTGCCCCGCCAGTCGTCAGACGGTGCCGCCGGCTACGACATCTTCGCCGCAAGCGAAGCGGTGATCCCGCCGCGCGGGGCCGGCGTCGTGCGGACTGGCCTGCATGTGCAGATCCCGCCGTACACGGTGCTGCTGGTCTACAGCCGCAGCGGCCATGGTTTCAACCATGGCGTGCGTCTGTCGAACTGCACCGGGGTGATCGACTCCGACTACCGCGGCGAGATCCTGGTGAAGCTGCAGAACGACTCGGACAAGGAGTTCCGGGTGGAGACCGGTGACAAGGTGGCCCAGGCCGTCCTGATGCCGTTCTTCCGCATGGACTTCGAGACCGTGGATGAACTGGACGAGACCGACCGGGGAACCGGCGGGTTCGGGAGCACTGGAAAATGAAGGTGACGGACTGGGTATGGGTAGCGATCGCCGCCGGCGTGATGCTGCTGGGAACGCAAGGGGCGTTCGCTCATGGCTGCGAAGGCGACTTCGCATGCGCACAGAACCCGCAGCATCAGTGGCAGCAAGAGCAACAGCAGCAGACTCAAGGGCAGGCGGCGACTGGCGGGGCAGCTTCGGTGACGAACGCATCGCGCAGCTGGTCCGTGAGGCCTGTGCAGCCGGTTGTGCCGCCAGCGATCACGCCGAGCGCCACCGTGAGCCGCTATGCGGACACGGAGTGTCAGCCGAGGATGAAGATCGTTCGCCGGAGCGTGAATGGTCTGAATAACCGGCCGATGGGCGCGCAGGAGTTCGAGGCAGGCACGGACATGTACGTCGTCTCTGACGAGGAGATGCCGTACAAGCGCGTCGAGCTGGCACCCGGCCTGGTCCGCTTCTTCGGCCACCGGATGACCGAGACCACAGCCGTGACCACTGTGTCT